ACCAAGTGCCATCGGTCATGCAATGAGAGGTTCTGTTTCTGTTGAAGAACAAAGACAGGCTTCTGCTAGAGCAACTGATTTAGTTCTAACTGGCGTTGCTGGTGCTTCAGTATTACAAGCATCACACGGCGTTATCATGAACGTGGATCTTGTTGCATAATAATAGCAACGATTGTTAAAACATTTATAGTGGGAGGCAACTCCCACTATATTAACAAGGAGATAGAACCATGGCGATGAGCACAGACACAGATGTTTTAGGTTATGAACCAGATATCAATCAATATGGTATAGCCAGTTTTGCAGATGAACACGCAAAAACTAAATCAGACATATTGAGAATATTGAGAATTGATTGGTGGCCTAGACATCGTAATATCATAGGCAAGTATGCTATCAATATCATTGATACCAATCTTGAAATGGATGACACCAAAATAACAGAATCACAATTTACAAAAGCCGCAGTATTTCATGTGCTGGCTTACTACATCTTACCAAAGTTATCAAAATTCACACCAGAAGGTGATGTGTTCAGAGAAAAAATGGAATACTACAGAGCCAGATTCAATGAAGAAATCAAATATGTATTGAGAGACGGTGTGGAATATGACTTTGATGGTGATGGCACTGTGGAAGACACAGAAAAACAACCAGTTCACTATGGAAGATTAGTTAGATAATGGCCAGTGTAAGAGAAAACATAGCAAAAGACATTGTGGCAGTGCTTGAAGCGGCCACAGATCCAGTGGCAATTAGATTTGTGAGTAGACAACCAATTGACACAGTGGATCTATCAGACAAACAGTATCCAGCAGTGTTTGTGAGAACAGGACAAGAAGAACGAACTGATGAATCAATGGCTTCCAGCACATCAAGATTTGGTAGAATTGATTACACAATCACAGGGTTTATCAAAGCAGAAGGTGAACTCAATATGGACACTGAAAGAAATAGATTGATTGAAACCATTGAAGAAGCATTGGAAGTAGATCGTAAACGCAACAATCTATGCTTAAACAGTTCAATCACAAATGTAACCACAGACCAAGGTGATCAATTCCCAGTTGCTAGAATTGACATAAACTACCAGGTTCTATATAAATACACACGAGGAACAGTATAATGAGTAAAAGAAGAATTGAGATTGACGGTGAAGTAAAATTGGTAAGTTATTCAGAATGGATAAAACACCAATCTGCACCAAAGAAATCAAAAACCAAACTGTCGATCAAAGATGTTCAAGTTGAAAATGATCCAATCAACCTTGAACCAAACGAACAGGATCAAGACAAAGATAAATTGGAGGAATAGCAAATGGCTACATTCACAGGTCAATCAGGTGTGATCAAAGTTGGTTCAGATATTGTGGGCGAACTGAGATCATTCACAATTGAACAAACACAAGACACAGTTGAAACAACTGCCATGCAGGCGGCTGGTGATTCATCAACAGCAGTTTCAAGAGTTTACAAACCAGGCTTATCAACTTTCACTATCACAGGTGACGTATATTTTGATGCTGACACAGGTCAAGCGGCTCAAATCGCTTTAGAAGGTGGTTTAGATGCGGCGGCAACTGATACAGCGTTGGCATTCAAAGTGTTCCCAGCAGGTGTTGGTGCGGCAGATGGTCAAGCATTTTCAGGTTCAGGCATAATGACTTCATTCTCAGTGTCATCTTCAGTAGATGGTGCAGTTGAGGCTTCATTCGCGGCTCAAGGAACTGGTTCATTAACAATTGACGACGCTGACACATTAGCATAAGGACTGATCCTTATGTTGCGTATCCGTAGGTCAAAAACCGCAGACTTCATAGCCTTAGGCCAAGAAGTTCAAAAGGTTTTCTCACGGATTGCACAAAATACTTTAGAGATAGCAAAACAGAACACTCCAATTAGATCTGGTAGGGCTCGCAAGTCTTGGACCCAAAAGCCCACAAGATCCGGATTTGAAGTGCAAAATTCTGTGCCTTACATAGAGCAATTGGAAAAAGGTCGCTCTAAACAGGCTCCTCAAGGTATAATAGGCCCAACTACTAGGGCTGTGAATCGTAAGATCACACAAACAAGTAGGCTACAATCAGGAAGACTTTCAAGATAATGAAAAAGGAGAAGATTACGATGACTGATACGGACACAAACAAAGACAAAACAATCAAGCAAAAGGCTTTAGCACATTTCAAAGCCAAAGTTGCAGGAAACTTATTCAAATATCATGTTGATGAGTGGAATTGTGATGTTTATTACAGAGCAACTGCTAGTATGGCCACTGAAGCCAAGATTATGAACTTGACTCAACAAGGCAAAACAGCAGAAGCACTGGTAGAATCTATAGTGCTCAAAGCCATGGATGAAGATGGTAATAGAATCTTCAAAGACATGGACAAACCGGAACTGTTGAACCAAGCAGATCCACAAGTTTTGATCAAAGTGGCTGGTGTGCTAAACAACGCCAACGCTGAGTCAATTGAGGACATAGAAAAAAACTAAACCGGGACGGCGAACTATATAATTTCTTCGCCCTTGCTGAGCACTTACACATAACGGTAAGTCAAGTGATGGAGATGTCCCTAATAGAGTTTAAAGGGTGGTTGGCTTACCTGAATAAAAAAGCCAAACAGGAGAAACAGGATGCCCATAAGAGAGCAGTTAATACTAGAAGGCGTTAATAACACACAAACATCCTTCAACCAAGTTCAAAAAAGCCTAGGTCGTCTTGACAAAGGCTTTGGAGCAATCCAAAAAACTATCCTAAGTGTTGCCGCGGCGTTGGGATCTATTTCAGTTGGTCGAAACATCATACAGACAGTGGCAAGGTTTGAAGACCTAAGGACCACTTTAACTTCAGTGACTGGTTCAGCACGAGAAGGTGCCAAAGCATTTGAATTTGTATCCAAATTCTCCACAAAGACACAGTTTGGTGTAGAAGAACTTACAGAAACTTACATCAAACTGAAATCAAATGGTATAGAACCAAGCACAGAACTGTTGACCACATTTACGGATGCGGCCGCGGTAACCACTGATCAAATTGGTTCACTAACTGCACTCACAGACTTCTACACAAGATCCTTACAGTCACAAAAAGTTGAATTAACTGATCTTAACAGATTGAGTGATAGAGGTTTGCCTGTATATGATATTCTTAAAGAAAAATTAGGAGTAGCACGTGGCGAATTATCTAAGTTTTCAGGCGAAGCAGGCAACACACAGAAGATAATTGATGCACTAGGTGAAGGAATCAACGAGAGATTTGGTGGCGCCACAGCGGCCAGAATTCAAAACCTTTCAACAAGGATGAGTAACTTCAGCATCGCACTCAAAAACTCAGCGGATGTGATGGGACAGCAGTTTTCAGCCGCATTAGGCACAGGCATAGAAGAATTTACAAAATTTATAGAATCAAATGACGATATGATTCGGAACATGGGAGACAGCCTGGTCAAACTATCAGTGAATGTGCTGTTAGGCACAGGTAGAATACTTGATGCATTGGCACCAATATTCAAATTTGTAAAACAAGGAATCAATGGATTAGTAAGATTTGTAAATCAACTTCCTCCTGAATTTCAAATCTTAGGTATGATAGGTTTCTTCTTAGTGGGCAGAGGAGTTAAATTGATCTTGTTAGCAGTGGCGGCATTGTTTGATGAAATCAAAGGTGCCATGGACTCAGCCATGCAGTTTGTTGAAAACATACTGAACAAGATTGTTAGAGGCTACAACAAAGTCATGACTAAACTGGGTGCTAATCCATTAGATGAAGTTGTGTTTGGTGATGGTGCTTTTTCAAGCATGGTAGATGAAGTCAACAAGAAGTTTGTGGACTTCTTAGACACAGTCAGCCAAGATCTAACACCTATAGCATTTGAATTCACAGGAATGGATCCAGAAGATGCTGACAAATACTACAACACATTTAAAAAACTCACAGACAAGATGGTAGAGGCACAGAAAAAAGCCAATAAAGCCCTTGAAGATGAAGATGGTGAATCTGTTAAGAAAAAAGTAGACAAAGTTGACACAATTGATCCTGAAATCAAAAAACAAGCAGA